CATTACCTTTAGCAAAGTCTACTAATGGTAAGAATAGTGTGTGATAACCTTTTTCGTATACTTTAGCGTTTGGCATGTTAGCTGAATGTTTGAGCCAAATTGCATTACGGAATGATCCGAAACCATAAGCCTGTTCATTCATCATAGTACATACTATCTTACCACCGCCACTTTGTTGAGACTGTGTAGTAGATACTTGACCAACAGGAGCGCCATAAGCTGCGCCAAGGTATGCTTGAAGTTTTTGATATGGTTTGTTTTGTTCGAAGTTAAACTTATCAATAGCAGCTTGTAGTGCTGTTTGTTGATAGTTTTCTGTAGTTTTACCTACGTTAGCTAATTGTTGAATATCTGCATAGTCAGCAGCAGCCATTTGAGGTGCGTTAAATGCAGAGGCTTGTTGCGCTGCACGTTCACCTGCATAATTAGCATAAGCAAGATCACCATATTTATTAGTTAATGTATTAGCCAATGTTTGTGCTGCTCTGTTTTGAATGTCAGCAGATACATTTGAACCATAACGTCCTGCTAAAGACGCAGTACCTTGTGCTGCTCTAATAGCGTCATTATATGCTTGTGTAGCTTCTTGTGTAGGCCCTCTTAATGCAGCACTTAGGTATGGGTTACCAGCAGATAAATATTGACCTTGAACTGTACCTAATTGTTGTTGTTGAGCTGCTTGTGATAATGGACTACCTGCTAATGCTCTATTTTGAGCTGCTTGCAATGCTAAAGTAGTTTGTTGAGATGGGCTGACATAAGTTTGACTAGGGAAATATTCTGGGCCAGGTTGTTGGTATAGGCCTTTAGCTTCTTGTAAACCATATTCTACGAATGGTCTTACAGTAGGATCTAATTCAGACTTAGTAGTAGACGTACCACTACCTCCGCCTCCTGATCCACCGCCACCATAAAATGTAAATGACTCAACTAAACCTGTAAGCCAATTAGATAAATTCAGTAATTTCATATTGCTTTCCTTAAAGTGTATATTCCCATGTTTGAGGTCTAAAACCCATTTTTCTAGCATTACGTTCCCATCCACGTCTTGCAGATGTAAATGTAACTTTAGACTTACCGCCTTGTTTTGCTATTGCTTGTATTTCTTGAAATGCTTGGTGAAATAATGACTCATCATACAATGTTGACCATGTGGCCCATACATGAAGAGCATTGCCTATTGGTTGAAGTACTACAAAACCTACTGCTTTATTGTCTACAATGCCTAAAAACAACATTGATCTTTGCTCATAACAGTCACAATAAATGTCTTCTACTATCCATTCATTATGACCTTTTGCTCTTATTAACTCTAAACCGTGTTTAATGTAGTCCCAATGTTCTCTTAATTTATCTTTAGGTATGTAGTGTAATATCATCCTAAAATTATATCACGCTACGACTAAATACCTGTATGTCTTTGTAGTTAAAGTATTAGCTGGATGTGTGATAACTGCACTACCTTTAGTAGTAGAACTTATCCAAACACCGCCAAATAAATTAGAAGAATAACCATCACCAGATATATAGTCCATAGTTATAATAACGCTAGGAATATTAGGTCTTGTAGGTGAAGTTAAACTAGTAAATGCTGTAATAGTCACGTTAGTACTTGTAGTACTCCATACGACTTCTATATAGTCATTAGCAGCTAATGTAGCAAAGTAATTAAGTGCAGCAATAACGTTATATGGGTCTGAAGCAGACTTTCTAGGTGCTAAACCAAAACGACTATTAGAACTAGGTATATCAACACCATTTTTTCTAAACCACACGTCTACGTCTTGTGTTGCATTATCTAAACTAGATAGTTGAAGACTAAACTGTATATTGTAAATACCAGAATATAGTACTTTTAAATGTGAATTACTTAATAACTCTATACCTTCTTGAAAGTCTGTAGTATCTAAGTCAATAGGATAAGCTGTATTAGCTAACGCAGCACTATGTGTTGTAGTATTTTGCCATGCACCATAAGGTAATGCAGTATTAGCAGCGTCTGCAGCAGTAGCAGTAGTTGCCATTAATAATACGACTGAGTTATAACCTATACGTTCATCATAGATAGTTGTAGTAGTAGCACCACCTGCTGCTAAAGTAATTTCTCCTGTGTTATTAGACTTACCTTCTACTAAATTGTTTACTACTTCTGAAACTTCTCTTGGCGTACCACCTTGCCAATTCAGTTTACGATACATGTCCCTAGACATTATCTACCACCGCTTTGTGTATAGTCTACGTCTACAGAAATAGCATGTGTCCATGTGCCTGTAGGTGTCACTCTAATTCTGTGATAACGACCATAAGACCTTAATGGACATCTTCCATCTGAATTTTGTGTAACTGTAGGTTTATAATTAACTGCATCATCTAATTCTTTACGAGATGCAATGGCCATAGTCACAGCACCGTTATCAACTTGCGCTCTACCATTAGTGACTACAGAGTTATATCCAAATTCCATTTCACCCACTACTATAGATGCTGTGGAGTTAGAACCAGTAAATGTAGCAATTTTAGCACCGTCTGCACCACCAAATAAGAACTTACCACCTGACCAAACACGTGAGTCTAAAGATGCAGGAAGTGAGTCTATAGTGCCATAAGCATCTAAACCTTCTAATGTGATAGAGGATGACGCTAGAGATACAATATAGTCTACTGTAGTGTCAGCAGATGACCATTTTTTAATTAGCCAATTGTAAATAAGTAGTGATCTTCCACCGTTAGTATTAGGATAATTCCATACTACAATATTACGAATTGGGTCAATAGCAGCACTAATAGTGTCTTGTTGTGCTAAAGCCATATTTTCGTAGAAGTATTCGTCTATTTTATCATTACCAATGTTCATAACATTAGTACCGTCACACATATAAAAACCATCATCCGCTAGGAAATATGTATTAGGGCCATATTGTGTTACTGATCCTGGCGTATTACATCCTAAATTACGTGAGATAGCGTCAAACTGGAAGAATAACGGTGAACCAATATATGACATACGGTAAATAGCACGTTCTAGTAGAACGATACCAAATTCACCACCAGTAATACCTGTGATATTACCACCTTCGGCAATTATCTGATAGTCGGCTTGTGAAGCACCACCTGAAGTCCAGTCTGTTTCGTCATTAACATCTGACCATTGTAGTTTATTAGGTGTGCCATTTATATTAGCAGCTACTACAAAGTCACGAACTACTGTAATGTATTTAGCTATAGGAGCTGTAGCAGATACGTCTGCAAAAGCACTAGAAGCTCCTACGTACCATGCTTGTATTTTATCGTCATTATTAGAAGCTAATACAGCATTACCAAACTGTACAAAGCTCCAACGATCTGCACTAGAATAACCACCTGACTTACTTACATCTACTAAACCTGCAGTAGCTGGGTTAAACTTAAATAATTTAGTTTGACCGCCTGCAAATAATACTGTGCTTAATTCAAATTTAGCAGCAGTTACGTTATTTAGGTTTTCACTTGCAGCAGTAGAATAGTCAGCAGATAAAGGAAATGGGCCATAACCAATAGTCAAAGGATAGACGTTATTGGCTTCTAGTAATACTCCAGTAGTCGTAGGTTGATCCGGCAACCATTCCGTAAACGCTATTCTTTGAGTAGCCATTCATTTTCCTTAAACTGTTACTTCGTCCCAAGATGTTGTTTCTTCATTCCAAGTATATCTCTTACCGCCTGTAGGATAGTCTACAGGTGCTTTCCATTGTGCATTTTCATTTAAAGTCCATGAAGCATAGGGTTGTGGTGGTATAAATGCGTCTAGCTCTGCATCGTATTTATAGCCAATACCTGCGTAGTTTTTACGAATGTTACCGTTGTATGAAGTTTGTTTCCAGCGACCACCAAGTAAGTTAGTGCAGAACTCAATGCCAATAGCTTCGTTCTCTACACCGTCTTGGTCGGCTGTGTCTTGGTTAGCAACTACAATTACTTGTGTTACTAAGTTCTCATCGTTTAATTGTGCAAAATGTGCCATGTTTTCTCCTGTTATCTTGCTAAAGCGTTTTTAAATGGGTTTTCTGCGAAGGCTGCGTAGATGTAAGTTCCACCTGAAGCATTTAAATATGAGTCTGTATTTCTTAACTTAAAACCATTAGATAAATAGTCTATGTCAAAATTACTTTCTGTGTTTGCTGCTTGTGCTTGTAATTGTTTATTTGCAGATGGGTTTGCAGAATTATATCCATCTCTTTTTGAGTCACCAATTAACCATACATTTGCAGCATCAGTTCTTTTTAACAATATATAACTTGGTCTAAACCCTGTATAAATAAACGGACCATCTGTAGAACCATTACCTGTGTAAGAACCAAACTTACTAAACCCTGCTATTTCTGCCCAGCAATAACCAACCATTGTAGAGCCGTTAGTGTTTAATGCGGCACTTGTTCCCACAGTAAATACAGTTGATGTTGGGCTTGTATTATTCCATGCAGTAACACTTGTTGATGTTGCATTTGTTAAGTCTAAAAATACGCGACCTGTATTGCCAATAGATTTATGATAAACTGACCAATTATTTCCTGCTGCACTTCTTTCTTTAAATATCATCATAGCTGGTGCAACACCAAGACCATGACCTATAGTAGCACCATTTACTCCATTAGCAGTCCAAGATACCACACTAAACCCAGCAGTTGCGTTTACAGATACAGTAGACGTAATAGAGCCTGAAGTGTTAGATGATGTTGAACCTTGACCAGCTTGCCATTGCCAACCTACTTGAGTTCTACCAGCAGTATTATTAGTTCCACTATCACCAATGTTTAAAGTAAAGCCATTAGAGTTAAAGGTATTAATAAAGTTATCTGTTCCCTCTGCATTAGTAGCATTAGAATATAATGTTTTTGAACCTCCACGAACACTATCAACTAAATTATTCCATGTGCCAGCAGTATCTCTATTCTTTATCCATACCAAGTCAGGTTTAAACTGACCAGCATTAACAATAACATTAGACGCTGCACCATTTTGTGTATATAGCGTTGCATCCATATACTTATTACCTTGCAATATAGTAGGTGTAGGAAGGTTAAATGTGTTTAGTGCTACAAAGCCTGTAGGTGGTGTGTAAGAGAATGGGCGTTGTCCAAAGTTAATGTTAGAAACAATGTTTGCACTAGTGCTAGAAATACCTGATGAAACACCAATAGACCATAAACTAGAAGTTGATAAACCTGTAAAAGCTGTTCCTTGACTTGTATTATTTTTATAAAAAGTAACTGTTCCAGCGTCTGCATCAAAAGCAATACCTATAATATCATTATTAGTATATGAAGCACCATAAGCAGTTGCACTACCAGCATTATATTTATCACCACCTTGATTGTATCCGTATGAATTTGTAGAGCTACCTAAATAAGAAGCAACTACACTTGTTGCATCTTCTGACCTACATAAACCTACCATACATCCGCTTAAACTTCCTGATGCTGTAGTAAATGTTACTTCTGCATACCATTTTCCACTTGGAACATAAATTGTAGATAAACGACTTCTGTTAGCCGCAGAAGTTGTCATGGTTAAGTTTGCATTAGACAATGTCATATTACCTGATGTTGTTGGGTCTAATGGGTCTAACACAGCATAATTAGCCACAGTCGCACTTGTATTAGTAGGCACGTCTGTCATAGCATCATACGTTGTGCCAGCAGTTAAGCTAATATTGTTAGTAGTCCAATTATTGCCATTAGGTGAACTGTCATAGCCTAATGTTGTAGTGGATGTTGTGTTGCCAAATGTTAGGTAATAACCGTTAGTTCCGTATGTTCCTTTATATAGGATAGGTTTCCATACACCATTAGCGTCATTATTCCCAAAGTAATAGGGTTCTAGTGCTTGACCGTCAATGAAGTTAATGTCAGCCATGTAGCCATCAAAAAACCTATCAGTAGAACTTGTAAGAAGAACTCCGCCTATTCTTGCTGGATAAGAAGGTGTGTTTATTAATATATTAGTATTTTGAGTTGGATATGTTGCTGATGAAAATGCAGTTACTTGGTTTCCATTAATATACATTTTCATTCTATCTGCAGCTGTTGCTTGAGTAGTATCTGCATTTATAACAACATGATACCAAGCTGAAGGGTCTCTAAATACTTGAGTGGTTGTAAGCCCTCCACCAGTTCCTAAATCAAAAATAAATGTGTATGTTCCGCTAAAAGTTTTCCATAATAATGATGGATTAACCCCAGCCGCTGCATTATCAGCACTTGCCCAAATAAATTTATCTACGCCTGTAGCAAAACTTCCTAATTTTACCCATGTAGATAAAGTAAATTTTTGTTGGCTTCCTGTAGCAGTAGGTGTTCTATTTAAGTATGCACTCGCACTACTTCTAAACCTTAAAGAGTTATTTAGGTTATTTGTTAATGGTGTTAAAGCACCTGTAGAAGTAAATGTGTGGATAGTATTACCACCTGATGATGTGACTAGACCTCCATTAAATACTTGTGATCCAGCGTATGAGATGATAACGATACCAGAGCCACCTGACTGACCATTAACTGCAGTAGCTGGGTCACCTGCTGTTCCGCCTGCACCACCACCTGTGTTTGCAGTTCCTGGTGTATTACCTGTATTACTTGTTCCAGCACCACCATTACCGCCACCACCGCTACCTCCTGCGCCAGCTGTTCCTGATGAATAAGCACCTCCGCCTCCACCACCTGCGTAGAATGTAGCTGTGCCTGAAATGCTAGATGAAGTTCCTACACCGCCACCACCGCCTGTAATTGTAACGGCTACTGAACCTGCAGCTCCTGAACCTCCGCCACCACCACCAGCGTTTACACCATTACCACCATTATTACCTTGTCCGCTTGTGCCAGTGCCTCCAGCTCTTGTGCCTTCACCACTACCACCACCGCCTGAACCACCATTAGCACCTGGTCCTGTAGAACCACCTCCACCACCGCCTCCTGTAGAAGTTAATGTCGTTAAGCCTGTTCCTGATAATACTGAATTACTGCCACTTGGTGCTACACCTGAAGTAGTGCCTCCTGCACCACCAGCACCGACTGTGACAACATAGGTTGCACCTGAATAAATAGTTGTTGAGCCTGATAATAGTCCACCAGCACCTCCACCACCATTACCTGCATATCCGCCTAATTGTCTAGCACTACCACCACCACCAGCTACTACTAAATAACTAGCTGTAATAGGTGTAATAGGGCTTAATGTGCCTGAAGATGTGAATGTGTGTATTTGTTTACCACCTGAAGTAGTAATTGTGCCACCTACGAATTTAGGTGTA